CTCTCTTTTTTGCTGCAGAAAACTATTAAAAAGATTCTGTTGGAACCTCCAACTTCTGTGCCAGTAGCTGCAAAATATTTGCTGCGCGCCCTCTACTTCTGTTATAAAAAGAAGGTAAGGCTACAGGCCCCCGGCCTCTCTTATATTTAGGAAAAAAAAGTTAGGTCTGGGCTTCCTGCCAGGGAGGAGTTACATGTTTGTGGTTAACATACTAAAGGTCAGTCATGTGAGACCATGCTAGCAAAAAGTGCATTGATAAGAGCCAAGCGCCACCTGTTTACAAAACAGAAAACAGGTATCAGATAACATTCCTTAATCCCTTTTCGCGTGTGTCCTTGTTTAAAGGTCACCTTTAAAGGGAAAGCCATGCCAAACCTGGCATAAATAAAGTGCCAGGCAGGCTGTTTTTTTCTCCTTGACCTTTACTGAGCAAAAAAACAGGAACTTTGTGGTTAGCTAGAGCAACGGTTTTCTCATACCACTCATACCATTTTTCCAGGCGGAGCGCCAGATGGTGCTATCCGCCAAGTTGCGGTTTTAGTTTACAGGAAGTGAAAGCTGCCTCACAGCTGCCTGTCAGTCACAGCCGTGTCCTTTGACCCCCGAGACTTTGGGCCTAGTTAGCAGCCAGAAGCCTTCTCAAAGTGGGGTTCCTTAGCTCCAAAGTAGCTTCTAAGGTAAGTTTTTTTGTTTTTTTAGGTATGGGAGCTGTCTTTGCAGTCCTAGCTGATGTTGTTGAATTAGCCACAACAACTGGCTTTTCTCTAGAAGCTATTTTATCGGGAGAGGCTGTGGCTGCTGTGGAAGCTTTACAGGCAGAGCTTAGTACTCTAGCTACCTTTGAGGGACTGTCACAGATAGAAGCTCTCTCTTCTTTAGGAATATCAATTGAACAGTACGCTGCCTTGACGGAGCTTGCTACCCAGATACCTGCTAACTTAGCTGGATCCCTGACAGCTTTGGCAGGTCTTCAGCACACCGCTGTTGGAGTGGTTGGAATTGCTGCAGCAGCTGCTTCTTTGATTCCTGGAGGCTTTGCACACGATATACCTGTGGCTAATATGGCTCTTGTACCTTATATGCCTGACTATGATATATTTTTCCCTGGAGTTTCTACATTTGCTAGATTTGCTAATTACTTAGATCCTTTGAATTGGGCCCCAGACCTTTATCATCAGGTGGCAAGATGGTTTTGGGAGAGTTTTCTTCATGAGAGTAGGAGGCAAATAGGTTATGCTGGTCAAGAGGTAGCTAGGTATGCTACTGCTACAGTTCAGGACAGTCTTGCCAGGTTTTTTGAGAATGCTAGGTGGGCAGTCTCTCATTTTTCAAGCAATTTGTACACCAACCTTCATGATTATTATAGAGAACTGCCCAAATTAAAGCCAGAGCAGGCCAGACAGCTGGCTAGATTACTTGAGGAAAAGGTGCCTGATAAAATTAATCTGCATGATCTGGATAAGAGAACCTCTGCTGAATTTGTGGAGAAAGTGGCATCTCCTGGAGGGGCTCATCAAAGGCACACTCCTGATTGGATGCTTCCTTTAATTTTAGGCCTGTACGGGGACCTCACCCCTACCTGGAAAGCAGTCCTAGAAGAAGAAGAGCAAATCCATGGCCCCTCCAAAAAGAAGCCCAAAACTTCCACCCCCAGCACCCGTCCCAAAACTCCTTATCAAAGGAGGAATAGAAGTTCTAGAGCTAAGAACAGGACCAGACAGCATCACTCAGATTGAGCTGTTTCTGAATCCCAGGATGGGCAAGGGAGACACCACTGATTGGCTTGGATTTAGTGAAAATATCACTGTTTCTAGTACCTGGGAAACTGACCACCCTGAAGCTGACCAAACCCCCTGCTATAGCTGTGCCAGAGTTAGCCTTCCTATGTTAAATGAGGATATGACCTGTGACAAAATTCTGATGTGGGAAGCTGTCAGTGTTAAAACTGAAGTTGTGGGAATAAGCAGCCTTGTAAATGTGCATTCTTTTAAAAAAAGAGTTGATCCTGAGGGAATTGGAATTCCCATTGAGGGGATGAATTACCATATGTTTGCTGTGGGAGGGGAGCCCCTGGAGTTGCAGTTTCTGGTGGAGAACCACCACACAGTGTATGGGCAGGGTCTTAGAGTAGTCAAGACCCCTGGTGTTGATGCTCAGGTGCTAAACCCTGCCCTAAAAGGGATTTTGGATAAGGATGGTGCTTATCCCATTGAAGCTTGGAGCCCAGACCCCTCTAAGAATGAAAACAGCAGATATTTTGGGTCCTACACTGGTGGACAGAGCACCCCACCTGTGCTGCAGTTCACAAACACTGTTACCACAATCCTTTTGGATGAGAATGGAGTGGGACCACTCTGCAAGGGGGATGGGCTCTTCCTGAGCTGTGCTGACATTGTTGGCTTCCATACCCAACAGCTGAATAATAAAATGAAATACAGGGGGCTTCCCAGATATTTTAATGTGACCTTGAGAAAGAGAGTTGTCAAAAATCCCTACCCTGTGAGCAGCTTGCTTAATACCCTGTTTACAAAGCTTATGCCTAAGATGGATGGCCAGCCCATGTCTGGGGATAAGAACCAGGTGGAGGAGGTCAGGGTCTTTGAGGGCACTGAGGGGCTTCCTGGGGATCCTGATATGGTTAGAACTATTGACAGATATGGAGAAGTGGAAACAGAAGTGCCAAGCTAAAAAATTTGTTTTTATTAAAAGTTGTGTACAAAAGCAAAGCAAGGACTACTGTGGTGATTCAAAAAAGATGCCAGAATCAGGTGCTGTACTTTGGCTGGTTGCTGGGGTGGTTGGCTGGGATCCTTGGCTCTCATCACTCTGGCTCTGCTGGCTCTGGGCAGTTGAAAGAGGATCCACTGGAGTGTAGGGTGGAGGTGGTCCTCTAGGAGGGGGAGGAGGCATCCTCTGCTGGTCCAGGTCCATTAAGTCCTCTTCTTCATCTTCCAGGATGTACTTTCCCTGGGCAATGCGCCTCAAAAAGGTATTCATCTCATCATCTCCCACCTCTCTGTCCAGTCTCTCTTTCCATTCAACCACTCTAGCCTGAATCGAGGGGTCAAACTCTTGTACAAGGCAATGATGGACAAGCATAAGCATCAAGGTCATTCCTGACTGTAAGATTCTCTTTTCCAGAAGCTCCTCAGTTTGCCTGAGGCTCTTAGACAGGTAGTTTTTAACTCTGAAATTTAGGGTTTTTACAAACCTAATACTGAGAGTGGTTGGGAGCACATATTCATTCATGGTAACAATTCCAGGGGGGAAAATTTGGGTTCTTTTATTAAGGTGCTTTTTCTCAAGATTCACTTTCACACTCCCATCCAAATAATCCCTCAAATTGTCCAAATTACTCAGCCCCAGACCTTGAGGTAAGTCCTTGGTACTCACTGTACCCTTAACATCCTCAAAAACAATCATATACTGGTCAATTGCAACCCCCAACTCAAAATTAATTCTTTCAAAAGGCAAATTAATATTTAAGGCCTTTCCTCCCACCAGGTCCAAGAGGGCAGCTGCTAAAGTAGTTTTCCCACTGTTTACAGGCCCCTTAAACAGCCAATATCTCCTTTTAGGTACATTTGAAACAATACATTGCAAAAATTCAACAATATGCTCCTCAATATTATGGATAGGGCAATGCAGCCAGCAGACCCCAGCCATATATTCCCTCAGGTCTCCAGCCCCTCTAGGCCCAAAGTGAGCATCCATTTTGTCTAACATAGTGACAAATCTTTCAGTTAACATCTGTTTCCTAGTTAGCACAAGCTGATCCACCCTTTTTTTCGCAATAACAGCATCCACAGCTTGCTGACAGATTGATTTCTGATTTTTACACTGAGCAAACAGCTTTGCATTCTCAAGGTGGTCTTTATGGTACTTAAAGTGAGAGGGTAACACTTGTTTATCACATTTTCCACAGCTTTCCACAGGGAATTCAAACTCTAAATACAGGCCCATCAATAAATGCACATCATCACATTTTATAGCACAGGCATAGTCAGAAATCTGCTTCCAATTAACTTGTTTTTGTCCCTCCTCACAATCCTCTGCCATGAACACATTCTCAGTTAAGCCCCCTGGAACACTCTCATCCAAGAGCTCAAAGGGCTCTTTGCCAAGGGCACAATAGCATGGGAAAGGCTTAATGATAGCTTTCACAAGCACAAAGCTAATACTGCAAAATTTCTTGCAAAAATTATTTATGGCACTTACTCTATGCTTATTTGGGGTAAGCACATACAGAAGAGCTTTATCTGCACCATGGCTATGCCTGCTAATAAAAGTGGAGGAAAATTTATCCCACACTTTCCTATAAAGCAGCACACTTTTTTCCTTAGTAGTATAGATCAGAAAAGCACTCACACACTTATTGCTAAACACAGCTTTAGATAAGAACTCTAAGAGAACCTCTGGGAATTCTGAAGGAGCATCTCTTCTAAATTTCTTCTTAGGAGGTGTATGCTGAGAAGATTGGGTGTTATCCTCATCAAAATCAGGCATCTCCTCATCACATCTCAGGTTTTCTTCCCAGTCAGCATTGAATTCTCTCCACCAGGCATCCCATTCAGCACTCCCATATGTTGGGCACTAAAAAAAAAATCACAGGCTGTTTGCTTGCCTCCCAAACCCAATTTTCCCCAAAAATACTTACCTCTAGAGGTGAAGATCTCTTAGAGGCATCTCTCCAATGCAGGAGCACCACATAAGGAATGTGGTGTAGGTTTTATCAAATCCAAACCAGTTTAAAAAGCAGTAATAGCAGTAGCATCTTCCCCAGATATTTACACTGCAATTCATAATCCTTCTATTCTGATGCTGCTTTCTAAGCTGGCACATAAGGCAGCAGCAGTATGTTGGAGCAAGCCCTTTACTGCAGACATCCCAATCTCTGCAGTAAAGGGCATCTGGCCCAGGAGAGACATCACTACCTACCTCTCCAGAGGCCCAGGAGGTCCAAACAGTTTCTTCTCTTGAGGCAGCACTTAAAGCATCCTCAAGCTTTTTGTATAATTCATTCATCCTTTTCATTTTCTGCTCATCACCCCCTTTATCAGGGTGGTATTCCTTGCATTTGTTCAGATAGGCTTTTCTCATCATAGGCAATTGCCCATAGAGAGTCATTGATAAGCCCAAAAGCTGCATAAGCTCCTGGCTTTCCTCTCTATTTAAAGCCTTATCCAT